GCGACGAATCCATCGTGGGCGCTGCAAGAAGTGCGGGGATGCGAGCCGCCGTGGTATTCGGGAACCTTCCCGCATAAGCCGTTGGCGATCCGTCAGCAAGCGCCGCAATTGACTTGATCGTGGCAGTTGTGTTGCCGCCAACATTATTGCTTTGCGAGTACAGGGCAACCAGTCGGATCGTGCGCTCCGTCAGGGCTGGGTTCCCGCGAGTGAACTCGCGAATGGCAGCGCCGCTTTCTTCGTACCACTCTTTTGACCGCTCGTATAAAGCGAACGGGTGAGAGAGAAGATTGTTTAAACGCCGAACAAGTTGGGTGCGATCTTGAGCCGTGTCTTTGCCGGGAGGTGCGCCAACAATCCTACCGTTGCTCATCACTCTGGGGAGTTGATACTTGGGTTTGCCACCCACCTCTTCGGCTGAGATTGGTTTCAGCCCACCGGCCTCCGTTCTCTCAAAGATTCCCTCTGCGGTTTGGAATCCCATGCCGCGCAGAGCATTTCCAAGTGCATTCATGAACTGTTTGATCTTGCCAAACAGAGAGCCAATCAGCCCCGGGGGAGCCTTGGTCTGATCAAAGTCAGAGAAAGCGTCGGCAATCGCTTCTTCGATCATCTCGTCTTGCGAGAGATTCAAGCCTTGATATCGACCTTCGATGTTGTACTTGGACAGCCACTCGGACTTGGCCTTGTTCTCAAGCACGCGCCACTGCTCTGGTGTAAACGCGCCGAGTTCTTTCAGTGCATGAATGCCTTCATGACGCAGAGTGCGAACCGGGTTTTCGGAATCCAGAGCAACCGCAATCACACGCTGAAGGTAGTAGCCGTCCGCTTCGCTGCCATCTGCTGCCCTGATGGCCTTCATGATGTTTAAACGAAGATCGCCCAGCCCCAGACGCTCCATCATCGGGCGGAGTTTCTTATCCAGTTCCGCCGCAGCCTTTCTAAACTCCGGGGTAAACACACCAGCAGCCTGAAGTTTTGCCTCTGCCTCTGCTCGCGAGCCGGTGATGGGAATGCCAAAACCAGTGGGTTCGCGCAGCAACTTCGGAACTGTTGGATCGGAAGACTTGCGCAGACGCAGAATTTCTTCCGCCAGTTTCCCGAGACGCTTAGGCATCAAGCCTTTTTGAGAGGGTGCAAGTTGCGCAATCCTCTCAAGAGTTTCGTTCGGCAGGTTAAGAAGAGCGGTCTCTTCTGCTGCCTGTTGGGTGGGGAACGTTGCGACCGGCTGGCCCCGTTCAAACAACGTGAAGCCCGTTCTTGTGACCGGCTTCTCTCCTTTGGGAGCAATCTCCAAGGGAGCGGTGTAATTCTGAACCTTTGCCTTCAGGGCATTGATGTCGTTCAGAAGGCGCTTATTTTGGGCTGCAACGCCTGCGGCAATCTTCTTGTACTCAAACGTATCCGCTTTGCCATCGGCCTCCATGCTCTCCAACTTGCGCTGGCTCTTTTGCATCTCGGCCTCTTTCTTGGCAATCCCACCAAGGAAGCCATTTGCCTTTTGCTCGCGCAGTTGTGCCAGTCGCTCGGCCTTTGCCTCGGCATCTTCTTGAGATGTGGCCGTTTGCAGGACGGCGTCAGGGCTGCGGATCTCAAAGCCCGCAGGAGCAGTGCCTTGTTTAAACGTTCCCTGACGGATGTCTGGGCCGCCCGGGAGTCGAGCGGCGCTACCCGGGAGTGCGACATCTTGGTGGACTCGCTCACGCACGGCAAGGCTAACGCCCTGTGATGCGCCAATCCTCTGGGCCGCACTTTCTGCCGCTTGAAGGCTCGTATAACGCCGGATTGCCGGTGTGGTTGCATCGCCTTCTGGCGCTACCTCGTATACCGTTCTGCCGACAGTTGTCAGATCGCCATTCTTGATAGCGGTCTGAAGCAAAGATTCTGCGTCTCGGTCACTCTCAAGTCCCGAGTAGTCCTTGATCTCTTGAATGGCCTTGTCCCGAGAAACCATGTTGTTCTTCGGGAAGAAATCAGACAAACCTTTAACGGCCTTGCTGTACTGGTCTTCGCTGAACCGAGTGGCGTTTGTACCGGGGGGCAGGATTTGGGTTTGCTCACTGGGGGGCAGACCATCGAGTGCTTTAAACGCAGAAAACAACTGCGGTTGGCTCATCGCGGTCAAGTCTTCTGCGCCAGTTGCCCTGCGCAGGAAGTCCATGAATCCAACCGTCGCTGTATCTACATTTTTCTGCGAGGCCACATTCAGCACATCGTCTGCGCTGAGTTGTGTTTTTCCGTCGTATCCGGTCTTGTAAGAAAGGAGACGGTCAAGTTCTGCCTGCGGTGCGCCTGCGTCAGCCAAATCCTCAACAGAGAATTGAGAGATTCCCCTCTTGCCTTCGGACTTGCGGATGTTATTGACCGCACGAAGGTACGCAGGACTCAGTTCGTCCGCATTGAAGAAGCCAACGGGATTCATCAATGGGTCTCGCTCAACAATCGGCTCGACCTTGGGGGCAGGCGCTGGCAACGCCAGAATGTTCGGGTCTGGAACGCCAAGACCCTTGCGTGTCTGCTCGTTCTTGAGGTCTTGCTCTTGCTGTAAACGCTCAAGTTCTGCGTTGATTTTCTGCTGGCTCTCTCGTCCAATCCTTGCCTGATATGCGCGGCCAATGTCTTTGCGCAAAATGAAGTCAAGGCCCGTTTGAGCAAGAGCGCCAACGCCGCCGCCAAGCGCAGCGTCACTCAGCATTGACTTACCGACCTCAAGATCGGGGTTGTAGATGCCTTTTGCGGACAGGTCTTGCATCAGACCCGCTGCGGCTTCTTGCGCACCCTCTATGCCACCTTGAGCCAGTGCCCGTTTGATGTAGTTGGCAATGGTGAGTTGCACATCGCCCGACAAGGTCTTATCAATACCCTTGAAAAGTCTCTGAACCGGGAGCAGTTCGGTCAGCCCAATACCAGCGCCAACAGCAAGAGACCCAAGTTCTTGCCCGGGTGTGACATCAATCTTGTCGCCGCGAGCAACTTCAACGCGCTGCCTTGCTTCTTCAGTGCCAAGGCCCATTGTTTGGGCAACCCCAACCGGAGTGGCGGCACGGGGGGCCATTCCAGCAAATCGACCAGCAGCGCCCAGTCCGCGCAGTGCTACCTGTGGGCCGAGAATAGACGCAAATGAACCAAGACCGCCAGCCAGTTGGGTGACTACGCCCTCGTCGCTTGGGGCTAGATATTTCTCTGCGCTGACAATCTGTTTGCCAAACCCGGTCTCTTCAAAGGGCTTGAGTTCCGGCATGAAATACCGTGCGCCTGCATACGGCAAAGCGCCGAGTCCGCCAGCCGCTTGCACCAACCCAGACGCAGCGCCCTTAACAAACTCTTTCGGAGCGGAGATCAGTTGACTGACAACCCCGGGAGGGGGTGGGAATGCATCCGGATAAGCACCCTTGGCTAGTTCAAGGGCTTTGCTTTGAGGGACATCATCTGCAATCCACGCCAAACTGCCATCAGGCAACTTGATCTGATACGGCATTATTTTGCTCCGAGCGGTGCTGTCGGCTGATTCCTAGAGGGGGGCTGTGCAACGGCCCCTGCTACTGACGGCTGATAACTTAAACCAGCAGCCCTGCGCATCAATTCTTGTTGATAAGTGGAATCGAAAATCGCCTTGAACTCCGGGGTTCCCGGAGCCTTGCCGGACATAAATGCAGCGCGGTTTGCAAATTCTTCTGCCGCCTTTTGGTCTGCATCGCTAATGAGCGGCTTTCCTTGGTTTTTGCCACCAGACTTGTAGTAATCAGCCATTGCGCCTTGAGTGCCTGCTTGAGCGCGAAGAAGGGCAATTTCGGCAGGAAGTTTTGCCTCTGCCATTTTTGTTTTAAAGCCTTCAAGGCCTGCGGTGTATTCGTCAAACGCACCCTTTTGCTTCGCTTGATGCAAAGCAAAATTGATGTCAGTGTCTTGTTTATACGCCGCATACACAGAGTTTGCCTTAGCAAGCCCACGATCCCTTTGCCTCTCGGCCTGATCCAAAGCCCTGTCTCCCGAGGCAGACTTGCCTTGGTCGTACAGAGACTGGGCATTTGCAAAAGCAACACGCGATTGCATGAGATCACGCTCGCCTTCACGAATGTCTTTCAGGCCTTGTCGGTAAGCATTTAAACCGGCAGTGCCGCCCTCGCCGACGGCCTGCAAGAATCTCGGCGACTTGGAACCCATGATTCCAAGTCCGGCTTGCATCAATGCCTCGTTGACATTAGAGCCTCTGCGGCCTTCAAGTGCCTGTTGACGCTTGGCAATGTCTTGCTCAAGAAATCCAAGACGGAAAGGATTTTCCTCTTGGTATCGAGCCATGCCTGCTGCCCGTTCGCCTGCTCGTTCGCCCTCACTCAGGTCTTGATGGCCCACGATGCGCTGAAGGGCGCGTTGCATTTCGCCAGCGTTGGGGTTTACATATGGCGTGTATTTCGGAGCGGTCGGCGTGTCTCCGATCCTTGGCATCGCGAAAGACTGACCAACCGGCGCTGTCGCAGATGCGCTTGCCGGGGCGGCTGCCGTTGGTACGGCGGGAGCGGCGGCAGATGCCGGAGACGGCGATGCAGCCCTAGCGGTAGCCATAGCGGGGGCCGCAGGGATCATGGACATTGCAGCCGGACGCGCCGCTTGAGCGGCCTCCGCTTCTTGACGGCGTTTAAATTCCCCAAAGGAAATTGGATCTCCAGTTACAGGATCAATGCGCTCTCCGCCGCGACTAAAAAGATTGCCAAGAATGTCGGGCAATGTACTGGCATAACGCACAGACGGCTCAGGCAGATCCTCAAAGCGCATCCCATATCTAGGAACCATGCCTTGATTTTGGAAACGAACAGCACCACGGTCGTCATAATGAATATCTCCACCGCGAGCAAACGCCACCGCGCCTCCGCCAGCCATGCGCACTGCCGGTTGAGCGCCCATAACATCCTGAGCGGCCAAGGCTTGAGATGCTTGAGGTGCTGCCATGATCCCCGGAGCGTTTAAACGTTGAGCCTGATTCTGGATCAGGCTCATGGGATCAGTCATGGGCTGGGCCATCATGGCCTGAGCCTGCTCTGCCTGACGCCGAGCCATTGCCGCCATCAATTGCTCCCGGGTCGGGCGAGCAAGGTCTTCGGTGACCGTGGTTGACGGTGCTTCTTGGGCAGCCTGATCGCGCATCCGTTTGCGACGACCCATCTCGGTCACAATAAGATAGGCGGGATACGCGCCACTGGGAGTCTGAACTTCTTGGAGCAGCACTGAATCTTTGACATCCTTCAGTCGCTCTGACAATTGAATCAGATTCATAACGCTCTCTTATTTCATGAACTCTCGGTAGATTCCGAGACCCAAAAGACCCGGGCCAACCAATTGAGACATCTGACTTGGAGGCGCGTCATACACTGCCTTGCCGCCAGTGGCCGCAAGATTTGCACTACCGCGAAGAATGTCTGACATGAAGCCAAGTTGTTTATACGGGTACTGCTCTTGGGTCAGGAAGTCTTGATATGCAAGGTCTTTTGCTCTCTGCTGCTCTGCCTGCTCAAGACCGCCAAACGCTTCCTGAGCCTTTGCCAGATCAATGCCTGCCTGTTGCTGCGCAGTGCCAAGTTGCCCAAGGGTTTGCCCAGCCTGAATGCCAGTGGCAGCACCGCGAAGGCCAGCCTCTGTTCCAAACTGCATATTCTTCATGGCCTGCTCATAAGCAGACTGAGTGCCCTTGGCTTGGATGTCCGCCAATTGACCGCCCAAAGCCTTCTCGCGCTCTGTGCTTGCCAAAAGTTGGCGAGCGCCGCCGTAAGTGCCTTGACGGGCAGCGCCAAGATCAGCGCCCAGTTGAGATTTCTGAGCATCCCGAATAGCCGCCGCCTTTTGCAGTTCAACAACATTCTGCATATACGGAGACATGAATTGCTGCGTAGCGCCGGGGTCTCTGACAGCGTTTAAATATTGCTGACCAGCGCCAAGGGCTGAGATGCCTCCAGCGCCAGCCATGCCAGTGCCCATATCAAACTGGCCCGGAAGGCCCATGCCTCCAATGGAGGTACGCGCTTGTGTCTGCAGTTCACTGGGGCCGGCAAGCCGTTCTTCACCATACACTTGGTATGGCTTGCTTGTCAGGGCTTCTGTTTTCCCAAGAACGGTTTCCATGTACGGTTTTGCGTACTCTGGAATGGTAACCGTACTCGTTTGAGTGGGCGCAGAACTGCCGCCGCCGCTGTCAAATGGCATTTAAATGCTCCTTGCGATACTCATCGAATCGCTCAAAAAATGCAGCCTTCCACATTTCTGGCAAAAATTGTTTTGCCTTCTCCGGGCCTACGCATACATGAATTGCAAAAGCAATGATGTGCCCCGCCGCATATCTCAAAGAATGCGCGATCTCAATTCCATGCGGATCTTTTTCTTTTTCAAAATGGTTGGCCGTTTCATAGGCGGACACAACCGTAATCCACATTGGGAGAATTGAGTCTTGAATCTTTCTGTAAAAAGGGTTTGAAGGCAAGTAAACAAGAGCGGTCAAAAACAAATGGTTAATTTGATTGTCGGAAACCGGCTTGTCTTTGTCGATCAGATCATCCCATCCATGCGATAAATCGATAAGGGCTTGACACATTTGGAATGCGTCTTGATTGCCGCCAAACCATTCAGTTTTTACTTGGGCATTCATGCCGGCATAGACCGTCGAGCATTAACCGCAGGGGCTTGGCGCTTTTTGCCTGTGCGTTGCTGACGAATGCGATCCATCATGGCATACAGTTGCTTTGCGCCTGCTTTGCTTGAGCCGTTGCCAAGATGACTCACAACATCCGCCGGGATCACAAACTCTCCATCTGCCAGTCGAGCAGGCTGACGGTTGTTGATCGTCGCAGGGATGGAGTCGCTCATGCCATCCCCGCCGCCCGACAGAAACCTTGGCACAGAGTTTAAACCTCCTCCTGCAAAGTTCTTCATGGCCGCTTGAGACATGGCGCGGGGGTTGCGGTAGTCGGCAAAATCATACGGATCTGCCATTCGGTTGATGGGCTTACGGACATCGCGGTAACGGGCAATTCCGCCATCGGCCATTTTTTTCTTAATTAAACCGCCGGCTCGCTCTCCGTCACCGCCGCCACCGCCGTCACCGCCACCACCGCCGTCACCGCCGCCACCGCCACCGTCACCGCTGCCGTCACCGCTGCCGGCATCGCCGGAATCACCGGAATCACCAAATCCGCCAAAACCTGTGCCAGCCCCAAGACCTGAGCCAAAACCACTGTCGGCAGATGAAGCATCGCTACCATCGCTACCAAATCCGCCAAAACCTGTAGCGGCTCCAAGACCCGAGCCAAAACCACTGTCGCTTCCAACGTCACCAAAACCAACGTCCAGCCCGCCAAGGGCGGCGTCAAGACCGCCTAGTTCTCCCGGGTCGCTGCCCAAACCAAACCCGCCGAAACCCGTATCAGCACTAAGGCCGGAGCCAAAGCCGGAGTCTGGAGATGCGTCTGCGTCTCCATACCCAGCAAATCCAAGTTCTGCATCAATGCTCGGCCCGGGGTCAGAGTCAACGCCGCCATACGGTGCAAAGCCCAGTTCTGCATCTATTCCTGCATCCGGCGCTCCGATGTCGCCCCCTTCGCCTCCCGCGCTTTGGTTTGCCGCTGCTGCCGCTGCTGCTGCCTCTGCTTCCCTAGCGGCGTTGTAGAGACTTGAATCTGTTGCTTTCGGCATATAAACGCCGTGATCTTTGCTGCGATACCCTGTAAACGCTTTGAGAGAAATCGGGTCGCGAGCCATCACTTGCATTTTAGACAGGTCAAGCGGATTGAGTCCCGCCTGAAGTTGTGTCTGCTGAATGGAACGATATACATTAGCCAACTCAGGGCTGACCCTTGTCGGGCTTGTGTTTAACTCCAAGCCGTTTGTCGTTTGCTCGGAGCCAAGGCCGGTTGCGCTGACATCCGCCGGCCCGCCTTCAGCAAAAGCCACAATGCCGCCTTGCGCTGCGCGATAAGGCGTGCCTGCCGTGTATCGATACCGCAGTCGCTCGCGCTCAATGCCGCCGGGATCGGCTGGAGCATCTGATGTATTTGTTACATCCAGTGAGTACGGACGGATATAAGACTCTGGTTTTTCAGGTTGCTCAGGCTCCGCAAACATTGCCGGCGCTGTAGCCATTGCAAGGTTCATTTTGTTGCCGCCCAGAAACTCTCCTGCGGCTTTTGTTGAACCAAATGCCTGTTTGCCGCCCTCAATCAGACGATCAAACTTTTGAGTTGCCGTAAGAGGTTCTGCCAGCGCGGAACTCTCGAAAGATCCAACCGTCGAATACCCCGGGGCGGAAGCCGGCAAACTGCCAAGGCTAGGAGCCTGCAATCCAGCGGCCTGACTTCCAGAGAGACTTGCTCCGATTTGAGGCATTGTTGTTTGAGTTGCCGCCTGCGTTGCCGCAGGAGCGGCGTATGCGCCAGTCTCAAGTCCCGGGGTTGCAAACCCGGATGCGGCTGGTGTTGCATTTGCAACAGACAGGCCGGCAGCGGGGGCGGCAGCAGCAGGGGAGGCAAGATTAGCCATAGTCCCGCCAAGACCAGCACCGCCAGCAGCACCAAGACCCGCCATCAGGCCTTCTTTTAAACTGCCGGTTGCCAAAGCGCCAAGACCGCCAGTAACCATGCCTGCTTGCAACGCGCTCAATCCAAGCCCAGCAGGGCCGAGAGCAATACCAGCAATCATAGGCAGCAGGTTTTTGAGGCTGAACGCCTCCGGCATACCCGTATCAGGGTTGACCGTCAGGGTCGTCCCTCCGCTACGCGCAAGAGCCTGAAGACCACCGACTTCTTGAGGGGACATATGCACCAGCATCGTGTCCCCATGCCTGCCTCGACTTGCCAAGTATTGAGCGGCTTGGTTCATGTTGACATTATCCCTGTTAGTGTTTAAACGTCAATCAGTTAGATCGAAGAATGACAAAGCGCCAATGATGTTGTCGCTGCCAGATATTGTTCGTGCGGCCAGTGTGTACACATCACTTGTGCCGGAGATTGATGCGCCAAGTTGCAGGTCAAAATTGTAATCCGCCCCGGAAGACGCTGCGCTGGAGCCTTGATTACTGCCTGCGACAAACGAAGTCTCGACAATAGTACCTCCGGTCATCGCTGTTGAGGCAATGTCGTATTCAACATTTGTCGAAAGACTTGACCAAGAGGCTCCCGTCAAAGCGGACGGGTTCTTGATTAGAGCCACCTCAAAGTCACCCGTAGCGCCGATTGGAAGGGCGGTAAAAATAGACGGGATGACCACCGCACCAAGCGCGGTGCTTTTCAGGCGGATAGATACCAGCGGCTCAAATGTCGTGCTGACAGATGTTGCCGAAGTCATCCGCGCCCATGTCAGTGCAGACTTTTGATCGTAACCGCCTTCTGAAACAACGGAAGAACAAATTTGCGTCAGAGTGGATGCGGATGCAGTGACGCCAGTGTTTTCTATTTCATAACGAACCGGCAGGATTGCCGTCGTCATGTACACCTTGTCGATATCGTTTGCATTGTTAAACGTGTGGCAAACAATAAACTGACCATTGATCACAAAGCCACATCGAACCGAACCAACTCCAAGCCATTCAAAGTCCATGTACAGGATTTGAGCCTTGGTGACATCGAGGATTAATTGAGACTCCCCGGTTCCGTCTAATTTGTCGCCATTCCAATTCGCTTGATCAACGGTTCGCGTGTCGCTTGGCGTCCCTGATGTGTTTGTTCTCAGAACAAAAGACTTGGTCGTGCCGTTGAGTTGGAAAAATACCCCGTTGCTTGTGTTGAAGTAGCCGACACGCTGCCGAAGGTTGGTCTTGCCCGCATTCATTACGAACGTAGCAAGCACCTCCAAACTTTTCCCGGGCTGATACGGGAAAACCCGAAATGACTGCCTTACCGCCTTGCTGCCTAACGATGTCGTGACCGCCAAGTCAACGCTCGACTCATTCGCAACGTAAGTGGCAGTGCCGCCAGTGACCAACTCTTCGCTGAATTGTGGATCTTTTTGATACCTGTTTTGGCTATCAAAGATCGTGTATGGCTGAGAAATTCTGAGCCTGCCGAACGCATCAAAAGATGTAGCAGAGAAGGGCTGCATAAACCCGTTGACCTCGTTCGTTAGTGTGTTAAGGAAGTCGTCAAGCAAATTGAAGTAAAGCCGCAACGCACGGACATGGTCTGTTTGTTGCAGACGGTCATACGCCGGCGGCGGAATTGAAAGAGCCGGCGCTTTGAAGTTTTTGATAATCACCGCTTGCCGTCCTTGCGCCCGTCAACCCTCGGGAGGCCCATTTGCCACATCACCCCAAGATCCTCGGAGTAGATTTTAAGGCCCATTTGCCGCGCCCTAGCCCGGATAAAAATTTGCGCCGTGTACTGCTCAACGGGCACTGTGGTTGACAGTTCAATTTCCGGCTGATTTGCGCTGATGTAATCAGATCCGGGGAAGTTCCTTGGCTTAACGGTCATGTAAACCTTGGGCGCAAGAGATGTTGAGCCGGCAAAGTTGATGTCAGGAATAATTCTCCTGATCAAAAGAAACTCTTCGCCATCAACAAGGTCAGAGTCGGCAGATGTGATGTAAGAGATCATCGGCGCATCGTCATCGTCTACGCCGTATTCATGGTTGTAGAGATAAGGCCTCTTAACTGCCATCGGATATTCACGCAAAGCGGAGTCAAGCCAAGCGGTTCTTTCCAGTGTGCCGTAGTACCAAAGTTGTTCTGCGTAGTTGTAAATGACATAACTGTCAGGAACCAAACTTCCGCCGGTCGGATAGAACCACCAAACCTCATTCCATTTTTCGTTTGTTCCTGAAATAACCTGCTCTCGCTGGGCGTAATTCAGGTTATTAAATACTTGATTTCTCAATGTACATGGCAGCGTTTCAACCCTGCCGTTGTACGCATAAAACTTGTCAATGCCCATCCAATATGCAACGTTGTTTGCAACCGAAATGGACTTTGCGCTTGCAACAGAAATGTTCTCCCCGGTTTCTTGGAATGCAAAAACATCGGTCGTCCCAGTAAATTGCATTGAGTAAAAGGTTGAGTCGGTGAGGACGAAAATCTCTTGCCGTGTTGTAATCGCCCGGACAATTTTTGAGCCGCGAGACAGTCTGTAAAAACCAGCGGAATTTGTTGGAGACGGCGTCCAGTTCAATGGCTGTCCTTGAGATGCCCATCGAATTAGCATCGGGTCAAAATCAGCAGACCCAAATTGAGTTGCTCCGAACGCGCAAAGATGCCGGTCGTTTTGAGAAACAAGTAACTGCATAACCTCTGCCGGAACATCAGCCCCGACAAAACCTGCGGATGTCGCGGCGGTTGCCATTGCAATGGCTCGCGTTGTAAACGAAGAGTCGTATGCCCAGTAATACGGAGTGCCATTTTTGATGTTCATGACCGTGTCGTCATCGAACTGGTCATACCACCAATCACGCTGTTGGATGTTTAGGGGTTCTATAGTGCCCGTACCCCATCCCAAACGGCTCCAAACGCCAGAACTCCAGCCGTATCCAAAGTAACCAACCTCTGCCCCAACATCAATTAAACAGGTTGCCGTTATCCCTGTTCCGCCGCCAGTCGCCGTGCTGGTTGCTTCTGTTGTGACTTGAACCTGAAAGTTGTCGCTGTCGATGACCGAGTAAACGGTAAATTCTGTATTAAATTCGCTTGCCGGTATTCCGCCAATTGGGCCAACAACGCCAGAAAAAATTACCAACTGGCCTTCATTTGGGATGTTGTGCCCCACGATGTTGACATTGACAATGTTTGAGCCAATCGATGTATCAAAACAGTTGTCAGTGGCAGGTGACGTAAAAACATCGCGCACCGGAGTCAGGTCTTTAAGATTGCCGCCAACCTCTGCGTACAGATGATTGTTTGTGCCAAGCCAGAGAATGTTGTTGCTGTCGCTCGAAACGTAATTGAACATATTCCGGCATACGCCGGTCATCGATATCGTGGGCTGACGCGCCCACCCGCCAATCTTTTGCGGGTAGCCAGACAAAAAGCGAATCTTCTCTGACTCGTAATAACCGCCTTCGTTCGAGTAATTGGTTGTGTCGCGATTGATTCCGGGCTTGAGTTTGAATTTGCTAAATGTCATGGCGTTTAAACTTTGTGTTTAGCCTACAAGTTCAAAATGAGGCCCATCAATAAACGGCCTCTGGCCCTGCTTGCGCCGACTATCGATGTAGTAATTCATGGCCTCTTCCATTGTTCCGCCCCATGAACGAATGTCCGGAACATTCCAAGCCGCCCCCCATCGAACGCCAACGCCTTTTTCGATTGCCGCTTGTTTCATCGCGTCGGCAATGTTGTCGTACAGATTCAGTTCCCAACTGCCGCGATCATCAATGTAGGCCATGAGGTCTACTGCCCGACCTTCGACATGAGTTCCGCCTTCTCGGATTTGGCTTGCGCCCTTCTCAAACAGTTCGATCTGCCGTTCTTTTGTGCGTAGCCCTTCGACCACGCCAAAGTCAACGGTCGTGATTTCAATGGCTCGCTTGACCACTTCAACCAATTTTGGGTTGACGCCCTCAAGTTTGCTCAGGCTGCGCTGCGAAAGTTGGAAAGCCATGATCACTCCTTGTCGCGCTTTTGTGCGCGGATGTCCATGATTTTTTCAAGAGTCCTGCCGCCAAAGTAGGCAGACATCACAAGCATCCCCCACTGCCCAAGCAGGGTGACGTAAGCCTCTGCCACTTTAAACCCAAAGCCGTCCAGCACGGCAAGCGCAAGGTATGCGCTCAGGATATACGCAAGAGTGGCAGGTCGAATGTTCTTGGAAAGCCAAGAATCAGAACCCATGTCGGCAGACCATCGACTTGAAACACCGGACTGCTCGATCTCATAAAGTTTGGTGTCGTTTGCAATCTTTGCGAGTTCGCCGTCTTGGGCCATCTTCGCGAGATCGAGTTGAGCCTTTGCTTTTGCCTCTGGATCCGGGATAAGTTTGTCAATTAACTTGCTGCCGATATCCAATAAAGCGCCGACGACTGGAATCATAAAGACACCCGTTTACATTGGGGTTAAAAGATTTGTGAGTGACACAAAATTCACTGACGGGATGCCGCCGGCAGATGACAGTGTCGATATAGAAGAAAACGTATGGGACAGCGAGGACATTGTGCCCGTCGCACCGCCGCCGCCAATTGATACGGCAGAATATGTAAAAGGCGTGTAAGTCCCGATCAAAGATCCATCAGTTGGGGCTTTAAATATTACAGGCCTATCTGCATTACTCATTGGGATATAAAAATTATTCCCATAAGCATAAGACCTGCTGCCGCCGCCAGTTGGCGTATAAACGCCACCCAATGCCGACAACGATCTTGCAAAAAAAATTGATCCGCCGGTTGTGTATTTGATAAATAAAATGGTATCGCTTGATGTGTTGCAGGATACGTTAACACTTCCACCAGAACTGCTGATTCCGGTAATTACATAAGGTATTAACTGTGACCAATCAATAGAAAGGCCAGAAGTAAATTTGCACAAAAACCCTTGGGTTTCGCCGTTAACAGGAAGAGCAGTTGCGCTTAAATAAACACTTCCAAAATCATCAAGCGCAATGCTTTTTACTGAGTAATCGATATAAAAATCTTCGTTTATATATCCACTGCCTAGTTCGCTGCCGTCAAAACCCATTTTTAAAATCAGTGGATTGTAATAATAACTGTAAGTGCCACCTACATAAACGGCAGCGGGGGTGTTGTTAACACAAACACAAGCAAAACTAACAAACTCACCCGGTGTTGTGGATTTGTATCCATTCTTAAAAGAAAGGCCTCCTGCGCTGGTGCATTTAACAACCAAGCCATAATATTCGTCATCATCTGTGTCAAAACCAACCCCTGCGCCGTAAACACTGCCAGCCGAATCAATGGCAATTGAATTTAAACTAACCAAATGATCGCCGGGAATATAAAAATCCGTTTGCCACAAACCCTGCCCCAAAGAATTGAATCGTGCTAAAAATCCAATCGGGGTGGATCCGGCGTAATAATTGCCAGACACAACAACATCATTGTTGTTCATTGAGTCAACAACAACGCCAGTCAAAACAAAAGATGAGTCAGGGAACTGAACTGCCCACTCCAAAGAGCCGGAAGAATTTTGTTTTACCAAAATTCCTGCATTTGATCCTGTGCCTGAATTTTCGATTATTCCGTAAATATTTCCACTGGAATCAACCGCAACTCCACTGTATGCACCTGAAGAAGATCCAGTGCCGCCAGTGATGGTAGAAAACCAATTTGATGGCTTGCCGTATCCATCACTCAGGGAAATGGTTCCGCTTAGAACTTCAAAAAGTGAGCGGACATTTGCATCGTTCAGGGACACGACCCCAGTCGATGATTGACTCAACTCCACGTTTACATCTTGCATGGAGATAGTTCCGGATGAGGGCAGAGTCATTTTTATACAGAAATCAAATTGTTTGTAATTCCAAGATTAGAAACAGTTACAGAAGAAGTGCCTCCGACAAGAGATGAAGTCAAAAAATTATAAAAAGAAAACGCAACAGTAAACGCGCTCACACTATCCGGATATGACGTTGAAGAATATGTAAACGGGGAATAAACCCCAGTTTTTGTCCCGTCTAATGGCAATTTTGCTAAAAATGCATCGTAAATGATAGATGTGAATGGCTGCGGTGTTTTGCCAAATACATAAAAATCTGACCCAAATCCAGCGCCCAATCTTCCATTCCAGTCAACAGAAGCGGTTGCAATATTTCTTTGTAAAATTAAATTCCCGGAAAGATCGTATTTTGAAATCAATAATTCATCTGGCACGGGAGAGCCGGTAACATAAATGTATCCGTTAAAAATATTTATAGAACCGACTGGGACATCTGTTTTTTGCCATTGCATTGTCCCACTGGAATTAAATTTACAAAAAAGCCCGCTGGGGCCGGGATATACTGTCGGTGCAAGAATGTAAACATTTCCGGATGAGTCAAAGTCAATGGAGTTAAGTGCATTTGTATCAGGCTCAACTTCCACCAATCTTTGAAGCAAAACACCGCCAGAAGAATTTAAAATCAAAAACAAAACCTTTGGAAACTCAAGAACTGTGTCTATATACTGACTGCCAGATACATAAATGTTTCCAGTTGATTGATCGATTTTTATGTTTTTGAAATAATGATAAAAATATGTGCTTGTTGTTGAGTATTCTTTTTGCCACTGCAAAGTTCCGGATGAATTGTATTTGACCAAAATGCCCAAAACATTTCCAGTGTACCCAGTTTCGTAAGAGTATCCGGCTACATAAACATCGTCTGATGCATCAATTGCAACACCGTTAAACCCAGCGTCATCACTTGGGCTATCAAGTGTTTTTTGCCAAACAATTGATCCGGAAGAATTAAATTTCAATAAAATTGCCGATGTAATGCTTGTGAAATAAGAGCCGGCAACATAAATGTTTCCGATGGAATCTGTTGCAATTGAATCGATATATACTGCGTCATCAAATAACTTTGCCCATTGCAGACTGCCAGCAGCGTTGTGTTTTGTAATTGCGCTCGCCGTGATTGTATAAATAACAGAATAAAGATTTCCGTTTTGGTCTACGGCGATAGATGTTGCATACGTTTCAACAGAAGCGCCCAAATTTAAATAAGCCATCCAGTTGTTAATTGATGGCTTCCCGTACCCGTCACTCAAAGAAATCGTTCCACTTGGAACTTGAAACAAAGACCGGACATTAACGTCATTAAGCGCAATCTCATTTGTTGGAGACTGGCTTAACTCCACGTTTACATCTTGCATGGAGATCGGGCCTGAAACCGGGAGGGTCATTTCGCCTCCAGTTTCTCAATACGGTCAGACAACTCCTTGATTGCCTCGACCAGCAGACCAACCATGTTGCCGTATGCAAGCGCCAAATGCTCGCCTTGCACAACCGCTTCGGGCAGCACCTTCTCGACGTCCTGCGCCACAAGGCCCGTCTGACGCTCGCCGGTATCTGTGCGCGTGTAGGTGTACCCGGTCAGACTCTCAACCTTTGCGAGAGCGTCCGGGATTTGTTGAAGATTTGTTTTGAGCCTAATGTCAGAGTAGGCGGTGACATTGCCCCCGGCAATCAAATCACCCGCAAGAGACAGTGCGCCAGCGTAGTCAAACTGGAAAGAAACGTTTGTGGCATCGTTGTACAGAATAGCCGTCTTGCCACTGGGGATGGTCACCCCAGTGCCAACAGAGATAACCCGAATACTCTGACCGCCAGTCGTAGAGTTCTTGACGATGTAGGTCTTGTTGATTGCCGGGACAATCAGGTCTCTTGTGGCAGAAAGACTGACACTGGACGTAGCCTCCAAAAACAAAGCCCGCGCATCCTGCGCCGCATTTGTATTAGTGAAGTTCAGCGTCTTGTTGGCGTCTGTTGAAAAGTTTACGGTTGCCTTTCCAACAATGGCCTGCTCAATCGTTGTGCCAAGATTGGTGTTGGTTGTGGTTCCCCAAGTGCCAACTTGTTCGCCAAGGCCGATCAGTTCGATTTTGAGGCCGGAGTATGTGGATGCCATGTTTTTTCCAGTCGATATTTACTGTTTTGTCAGTTGGTGTTTATTGGAACCCAGACAACTGATTGGCCGTCATTGATGACTTGCCATGTCACTGATTGACCATCATTGATAACCTGCCACGTTACCGATTGACCAGTGTTTACACCCTGCCATGTTACCGACTGGCTGTCGTTGACCCCAGACCAAATGACGGTCTGAGAATCATTGATCACTTCCCATCTAAGCCTGACACTTATTGAGTCAGATCCTGTGGCGCTCTGCTCTGATACCACAAAAAACAACGCAGATGCAGAGTTTATTTCACTTGCAACGGCGGAGTCAGAAACCTCAACAAGCACACTCAAGTTGCTCAAGGCAACGTCAGTTCCCGAAGCGGCTTCTAAAATTACCCCGACGTAGACCGGGCTTCCAGCCAGTGCATCAGACGCCGAAGATGACTCAGATACGCTGCCGTCAAAAACCTTGATAGCCGCAATCGTTTCGGAAACAGAGTTGGACTCTGTGATCGTTACGATAAAACTTGCGCTTGCCTCCGGGGCATCGATTGCCGATGACTGCTCCGAGACTTGGCCGAAATAACTTGCCAGACTCAAGACTTCGTCTGTAATACCCCCCGACTCCAGAATGCTTGGAGCGTATTCCAGTGATGCATCGTTCTGATCAGAGCCAGACGCCGTTTCGGCAACACTGGCAAAAATAAGTACGGTGACTATCTCCGCAATTATTTCGTCAGAAGCCGAGCCGGTCTCAAGGACGACCGCAAAAAAAGTAACCGATGCCGCGCTTTGATCGGAAATGCTTGCCGTGTCCGAAACGGCAACTGCAAAATTAACTGCGGAAAAATTTTGGTCAGAGGCGCTCGCCGTGTCCGCAATGGAAGCGCCAAAAACAACCGCCGCTAAAGTTTGATCGGCAGCGGAACCGGACTCTTGTACGCTTGCAGAGGCACTGAGCGAAGCGTTTAAACTGTCAGAGCCTGAAGCACTTTCGGAAACTTCTCCAGAAAGCGCAAAAACACTAAAAATCTGGTCTGACCCGGATGCGCTATCAGAAATAACGCCAGAAAAACTGAGTCCACCAATTACCTCGTCAGCGCCGGACGCCGTGTCCGAAACATCGCTTGCAAAACTTGCGGCAGCAAAAGGCGCATCAGAAACGGATGCGCTTTCAGAGGCTACGCTGGCAAAATTAGCGACACTGGAGGCCTCGTCTGATATGGAGGCGCTGTCCGAAATAACGCCAGAAAAAACTGGCGAAGCGGAGGTTTCGTCGGTGCCAGAAGCGTTATCCGATACCGAATTGTCAAAACTTAACCCAGCAGATACCTGATCAGAGCCAGAAGCAGTTTCGGATGTTTCACTGCTGATATCTTGGGATGCCGATGTTTGGTCGGAGCCAGAGGAACCCTCTGAAACGCTGACCAAAAATACGGCATTAGATGAAACCGAATCCGACCCTGTGGCAGTCTCAGCGACACTGCTTTCGAGCGCCGTTGCCGGTTCGATACGAAGCCATGAGACCTCGACAGTCTCGACTGCTGCGCCACCCTTGAAGAACAGCAGTAATGACATGCGCTACTCGGGTTTAATTGGGCCTAGACCACCACACGCGCCACGGATGCTCGGGGTCGCCGTCCTCGACCACCGCAAGTTCTTCCTGCGGCTCTGACCGCGCTGCCTTTGCGTCTAGAGCATCCTGCTCAGTCGGGTACGCCCCAAGACAAATGTCGTCCATGATTAAACCCTGTATCCGTTTGAACCGTAAATTTCAGGTTGCTGCACATCAATCACTTCGTCGGTGCGGATGTTCTCCGCAAAGCGAACATAAGTGTCGCCAGAGGCACCAGCCGCAGGCCCGTTGTATGAGTTGAAGACAGTTCCCGCTGCCATCGTGCCTACGTTTCTTACCTTCAGTGTGACCTTGATCCTCTCACCGACCGCCATAGCCGTACTGGTCGGTGTTAAGTTGGCCGTCCTTGCAGCATCGGACGTTCCATACTCAGCGCCCACAACCGTGTCAGCGACGATGGTGCTTTGAACCGCGCCTGCGTTGTTGCATCGCTCAATCAGAACGCCTGCTCCTGCATTGACAGTATTCGCGCTCTCGTTTCCTCGAATGTTTGGCGTGACCGTGCCGCTGATGGTCACAGTCTCGGTGATCGGTTCACTAAACCATTGCAGAGCCTGACCTCCTAATGAAATCGTCACCTGAATGTTAGTGCCGCCTGCTGTCGCGGATGTGCCCGCAGTACTGGCCGCACGCCCTCTGCGCTGACTGAGAATGCGATCACCAGCCCCTCCGACTGACGATGTAGTCCCCCGCAAGAAGAAGTCGGTCGCCATTAGATTTCATAGCCCCAGACGTTGACCGTGATGCTCTGAGCATTCGTCGTCGTCAGTCGCAGCACATAGTCCGCAGTGCCACGCATCGGAGTCGGGAAGGCCACATAAACACCGGGCTTGTTGGTCGCACTTGGCGCAAACTCGCCATCAAATATCGCGCCGTCAGTGCCTCGCGTGTAGGTCGTGTCAGCCGTCGCGCCGAACCATAGGATCGCCGTGCCTGCGGTTGTGCCGTAGGACTGAATTTGCATGGCAGTGATAACCACTGCTTTTGTGCTCGCCGGAGTCCAGATGGCTACACCAGTCTGCGCGGTAGTGAACTGGTTGGCCTTGAAAGTGAGGGCGCTGGATCGCGTTCTGTCCCATGTCGTGCCGTTAAACCCGTACATCCGCGCTTGCGTGTGCAGTTGGTTTACAGCGTTAGTCTCAGCGTCAGTGCCCGCAGTGTCTACGCTGACAGCGTTAGTGCCGTCACCAACTTGAACCTGACCCTGAACCCTACTGACATCAACCAGCAAGCCGTTGCTGATATTGCCCCGCGCCCGATCCCAAGTCGTACCGTTGTAGACGTAGGTACGGCCCTCAACGTGCATTGCATTGCCTGAATTGGCCTCGCCGTCTGTTGGGTCAACGTCAATGGTGACGTTGTTGGTTCCATCTCCAACCGGCACAGAGGCGTTGCTGATATCGACCAGCAGGCCGTCTGCCGCAGTCGCTGGGATCAGAGTCCTGTCGCCGTCTGCGCTGATAGCGATTTTGAACAACTGGACTTGTTCGCCCGTGCCAGTAACCTCATCCGTGGCAATTAGAGTGCCGCTGCCCGCTGTGATTGGTACGTTATCAGCCATTACTGAACCTCAATCTTTACTTGAGTTGCGGTGCCGGTGGTGGTGAGGGAGATGGGGTACGTTGTGAACGCCCCTGTGACGGCAGTCCAAGAAGATGTGCCAACGCTGGTTCCGCCAGAGTCCAGCATACTGACTCTGAACTGTCCTGCGGTAAGCCCGTATTTTGCCCGAACATTGACCGTGTAGGAGCCTGCTGCGGCACTCTGATTCAACCCAAATACCGCTGGCCCCGGAGTCGCAGCCAAGTTAGGGCTGACAATGTAATCAGAGTCG